AAGATCGGGATCCTGATGAAGACTCAAACCATTAAGAAACTGATTCAAATCATAGATGGCAAAATCGCGAGAAAACTCTTCATTGATTTGCGCTTCGGCAAGAATATTCTTTGCCACAGAAATAGTGCGAAGTTTATTACCTTGCTTTACAAGAATCGAATTGTTGATACCAGCAAAGTTTTTGAGAGTCGTCAGAGTCTTTTCAGAAAGTTTCATAGTTTTTTCGCGGAGTTTCATTGTGGATAAGAGCTGGTTTGCTTGTGAAGACCAGAAAAATGATAGAGAAGAACACAATAGTGAATTGCTTTCAGAATGTCAAGTTTTGACTTACCATTCTTCTTACCAAAACGCGAGAGATATTTGATAGCATTAGATCGACAAAATGCTTCGGCATCCCCAATACTCTCAATCAAATCAAGAGTTTGTGTCTTTGACTCTTGGGAAGTGTAGTGAGACTTGTAAGTTCCAGATAGATAATCTTTAATTTCTTTTAGAGTTTTATCTTCTTCATATTTCCAAAACCCATTGTCGTTTTTAAGGTCTGCCATTGTTGCTCCAGTAATCGTATCCAAATTCACATCAATATCAACATCTTTAAAAGCTTCGGCAAAGTCAATATGTATTTCAGGAATTTTATCCAAATAATGATCTGTTTTCATTTTCAAAACCTCATCGTAAAGTAGACTCCATGCGTTAATCATTCTATCAATTTTGCTCCTGGTTGTCAACGGGCATTTGGAAATCAGCATCTACCTTGTCATAAAGTTCCAAGAATGCTTGCTTGGTCTCATCATCAAAACGATTCACGCAAACTTGAATTGCTTTTGCTTTATCGGCAAAGATGCTGTAAGCACGAATGATGTGAACAAGACGGCGAGTGGAAATGATTTCCTCAATACCCCCATCATAGAAGGTCTTGCGGATAATATCTGCCCAATCGACAAGACGCTTACAGAAATCACGATCTTCAACACCAAGATCTAAGGCAATACCTTCAAGAATCTTTTGTTCGGTAGCAGGGGAAGGATATTCTTGTTCGAAGGTGACAGGGAATCGCTCCAAGAATGCTTCATTGAGCACATTGGTTCCAATAAAGCGACCGTCATCGCTGCCTTTACCTTTAGTATTTGCAGTCGCAATAACATTGAATCCCTTTGTTGGATTGATAAACTTACCAATTTTTTTCAGAAACACACCTTTACCTTCAAGGATGGATTGGAGGCAGAGGATTTTATTGCTAGCAAGGTCAATTTCATCGAGTAGCAAGATTGCTCCTCGTTGGAGTGCTTCCACGACAGGTCCGTTATGCCAAACAGTTGCCCCATCGATAAGACGGAAACCACCAATAAGATCGTCTTCATCAGTTTCAATAGTAATATTTACACGAATCAGTTCCCGACCCAACTGAGCACACGCTTGCTCCACAGAGAACGTTTTACCATTACCCGACAGACCCGTAATAAACGCAGGATAAAACAGTCGCGACTGAATAATTTTGCGAATATCGCTGAAGTTACCAAAGCGGACGAAGGTATCATCTTTTTCAGGAATGAGGTTTTGTTCAACGGCAGGAAGAGCGGCAGGTGCCTGATAGTTGCGCTCAATCTCTTCTACCTTTTGAGGAGTGACTTCAAGATTCCACTTACCGCGACCAACCTTATATTGAGACAATTTGTTGGTCACGGTTTGATAGTTGGCACCGTTCATGGCACACCAGGCACGAATGTCGCCGCTTGCCACAGACTCGCCATATAGAGACTGCAAAGAGGTGCGGATGTAATCTGCGGAAAGAGACATGATGTAGGTTGGTTGTTTCAACTGAAGTTATTATAGGGCAGAGTCTGGGCAGAGTGAGGGCAGAGTGGACGGTTTAGGAATTGGTTGCTTCTTTCCACTCTTGCTCGACTTCCTCTCTCCTATCTTTTCTTTTCTTTTTAGCAACAGGTGCTGGTGCTTCTTCTACTACTGGGGCAGGTGCTTCCTCAACAACAGGTGCTGGAGCAGGAGCGCTCTTACCAGAAATCAGATCTCCAAATCTACTCATTTTCTCAAATACAATTCTTCTCTCTTATTTAGGAAATACTCTTTAGAAATAATCTTAGGAATATATCCAGGAAAATATTGCTTAGCAATAGCACCAACACCCATAGCGGTGATGGCACTATTGACAACAATCAATACTTCTTTTGTTTCTTCTACAACAATGTGTTGAAGAGGAAAATTTTTATTCATACAACTAGATTGATAAATTCTGAAAGGATTTTTTTATTCATTTTTTTGCCCTTCAAGCTCTTGACAAATGCTTTTTTGATTTGAGTTTTGGTAGCATCTTCTTCAACATCAAATTCAGAAGAACTTGACATTACAGAAGAAGAAAGGGCAAAGTAGCTATGATAACCGGCATTCTTGATTACAAATGTCTTTTCTTTTCTCCAGTCTTTCATAGTATTTTCCAAAAGTTCTGGACTGGTTTGACAATGACGACGAATGAATGTTCCAGCATCAGAACCATTATTTAGCACACGAATACCAATAAAGTTAGTGTCTTTGAAATTGTCACGAAGATTGCGAAGAAGCACACCCGTAAACTCATCATATCGATTAGTAAGCGTATAAGTTGTGCCCAATTTACGATCACGAAGGAAACAATCTTCTCCAACATAAATGCAACCCAGGTAAGGTTTGTCATAACGAGAAACTTCCTTATGAAACTTCAAAGGATTTGCCTCGCCATCGGTAAGAATTACACACTGAACTTTTTGAAGAGAATGTTGCTTCTTAAATTGAGGAATAATTTGATGAAGAGCAATCAGTGTTTCATTTAAAGGAGTGCCAGAAAGATGCATACCACTCGGAATAGAATAATTACAATAGTGAGCAAAAGAATGAACAATACGATAGATATTGAGCATACTCTCTTCCAATGTCTTGGCATTGACATTACTGGTAAGAATATTCATAAGTGAAAACCACTCACCAACAGCAATTACTCCATTCTTTTTTTCATAGGCACGTTCGCGAATATTTGCCACACCATTCTCATCATGAACAACATAAGGATATTCGGAAGTAAAGGCATAAACATCAAAAGGAATATTTACTTTACGGCAGAACCAAATAAGATTAAAGAGTTGTTTGATAGTATCTTCCAAGACATACTGCATTGAACCTGACCAATCTAGAATGAAAATAAGACCATGATTCTTACCATCGGCAAAGGTAGTTACTTTTTTGAACAGGTCTTCATTATATCGGTAAGTATGGAGGTTAGAGCAATCTAAGACTCCAGTACGGCTAGTAGTAGCACGAGCATAACTATCAGCAGATTTTCGGCATTCAAATTCTTTGACAAGATAATTCACCTCCTTTTGAGCAGAGCGTTTGAACTCTTTATATTTGCTATCGACATCCCCAAATAAATCAAGATCAGGAGTAGCGTCATCCCAATGATTATTGATTAACTCATGAATTTCCGAATTTGGAATAACACATTTTTTTAAATCAAGTTTAGGAATTTCAATATAATTACTCTCACGACTAAACATATTCACCAAGTTTTTTAGACCCTCTTCAAGAGACTTCATGGTTTCAACTTCTGGATCTGGATCTGATGTCTCTTCATTATCTTCTTTTTTCTGCTCAACATTTCCACCACCTTCGGTAGGATCATCACTCTCGGTCATATCTGGTTGGTCATTCTCACCAGTCTGTGTTTCATCAGTATGAGTTTCTTGTTGATGATGCTGATCAGTTTTGGGAATCTGATCCTTACAATAACGATAAAGCGCCTCTGCTGCTACAAGAACATCCTCAAAATCTTCACAACCTTCGACCATACGAACTATTGCTTTTTCAAACTCCGTAAATTTAATATCAACAAAATTTCCAATCTTGAAGTGAAGATTAATACGATCGGCAAGATTCATGTTATCAATATCTTCACCTTCAAGACAGAAGAAGTCTTGGTCAGAAAGTTCTTTATATCCTTTATAGAAAGTCTTGGCAAGACCCATATAACGACGCTTCATAAGTTTCTCGATGCGAACATCCTCTACCACATTCACAAACTGCGGTGGTGCTTTGCATTTTTTTGTCCAATCTTCATCAGGTGTATAAAGAGCATGACCAACCTCATGACCTACAAGCATATCATATACAGTCGAACTCGCTTTCTCCCACATAGGAAGCGTTAGAACGCGAGTGTGGACATTGAAACAAGCAGTCTCTACTTTCTTGTGCTCCACCACAAGGTCTTCGGTGGCAAGAAGTTTAGCAAGTTGAGACTTGATTTCGTGATTGACTGCCATTGATCCGTTGCGTATGGACCTATTATACAAAAAAAGGAGGTCCGAAGACCTCCCAGTGGACAGTTTAGAAAGTGGACTCACCAGAGAGGTTCATCTCTCATAGGTGGTTCTTTCTTAACTTGTGGTTTTGGTCTTCTGGGTGAAGATGTTGAACCACTGGAACCAGAATCCCACAGTGGGCCATCCTTGTAGGGTTTTCCATCACCAGGACGAGTGCTATATCCACCAGATGGTACTTTCTTTTTTAACATTTCAGAACCAGTTTTAATGGCGCCCTGAACAGATGAATTACTCATTACACCTTTAAGAAGTCCAGCACCAGTTCTGATTGCATTTCCAACCGGATTTGGAGTATATCCTCCACCAGCAATAGTCTCAACAATACTCTGCTTCCACTCTTCACTCATATTTGCCATAATAACGAGTGCTGCCTCTTCGGTGTCGGCATAACCTTCATCGAGAAGGTGTCCTTTGACAATATCAAACACATCAACCGAGTTAAACAATTTTCCAGCACCTTGCACAGCTCTATTTAAAGCACCACCATAATTACCACTTTTGACATCACTACCAATCTTATCAACTTCTCTGCCAGCAACAAATCCACCAAGTGGACCATATTTTTTATTTGCCCGCCTTTGAACTGGCGGTTTTATAACACTCGTAGCAGTATCAACAACAGTATTAAGCATACTCTGCTCATGAACAGCAGCATATGCTTCCATCATTTCTGTCAATTGTTTTTGAGGTGATTTAATTGAGGCACTTTCTGTTGTATACTTCTTACCTTTAAATTCAAATGTTTTTTTACCCTCATCTTTAGCTGAAGCATATGCTTTATCAAAAGCTTGTGCGATAGTTCCTACTTTTTTAGGACCAACAATTTTAGGACCAACAATTTTAGGACCAACGAGTTTACGATTTCTTATAGTTCCATCAGGATCCATTGTATTATACTTCCCAACACTGTCTTGAGGTTTACTAGTTTTTTTATTATCAGAACCAGATCCAGCAGCAGCAAGGGCAGCAGCAGTTGTTAAAGTTGCCGCAACTGCACCTTTATTTTTACCAAGATCTCTACTTACTTGTTTCATACGATCCGAAGTAGTTCTTCTAGAAGAAACTGTAGTTGCATCTACATTAACCGTTCTTCCAGATGCTGGAGTATATCCTGGTAATTGAGTTCCTTTTACGCCATCTTTGCCCATTTTTGCATCAGAACTCTTAACTCCACCAGAAGATGCGTAATCTCTACGACCTGCTCCAGGAGAAGTTCCTCCGGGAAGTGCAGTTCTTTCTGGAGTTCCACTAAGTGCTTTTTGAACTTTGGGGTCAGTTTTTGGTGTTGTGGGTTGTGTTTTAGCTTTAGTTGAACGTTGAATAATTCTAGTATCCTTCCAAGGATCACCAGGTTTGTTACTCCACGCGGGTTTTGGTGCAGGAACATCTACACCATACTTGCGAGATACTGCTTTAATGTCAGGAACATTCCTAATTCCAATCAATCCACCACTCGATTTAGAAGAAGCAACTTTAGATCCTGAAGGAGAAAGTAGACCTCTGATAGGTGTTGTAGTTCCAATTCTTACACCAGTTCCTTTAGTTCCTCTAGCTGCTGTTCTTAATTTATCGATAGCAGCACCTTGACGAACTGTTTTCAAAAAAGCAGCGGCAACAGTTCTTGCTTGATCAATTTTTTTAGCAAGAGCAGCTTTTGCATTTCTGTCTCTAAGAAAACCACGTTCGGTTTCAGCTTTTACACTTCCAGCACTTGTATTACCTGCTGATGGCAATCCTCTTGCAGCTCTTTTTGATTGCAATGCGGTCAAATAACGATCTGGAACATCGAGTTTTGGTCCGGGTGTAGATTGTCTAGTAGCTCTTGCTTGTTTAATTGCTCTTTTTTGAGTTTTAAGTGCTTGTGGATACGCTTTTCCAAGAAGTTCTCCAGTTTTTTGCAATCCTCCCGGTTGATATCCTCTCTTTACTAATGTCTTTGCAGGAAGACCTCTAAGTTGTGGTGTCACTTTCTTAAGTAATCCACCAGCAACATTAAGTCCTCGTTTAATTAGAGACGCTCTAGTTTCTGTAACATAAGTATCTTCATTTAAATTAAATTCGGAACTAAAATCAAGAATATCATCAAAAAATTCAACTACAAGTTCTTCATCTTGAAATAATTCTTCTACAAAATATTCAGTTTCATCTTCAGTATCAAAAAAGAACTCATTACAAAATTCAACAATTTCATTACGCAAATTTTCTTCTTGAGAATAAATTGAATTATAGGCTTCTAATAAGGTCTTCATTTTACAAATAGTTTTTAATTATTTATAAAAAAAGGAGGTCAAAAGACCTCCCCTTAATGACACTTTTTATACTAGACTCATTTTAGCAATTCCCCACAAATGCGTTTACAGACTCCGCGATTTTCATCGCACTCGATAAGACAATCGAAATAATCATTAACTCTATCTAACTGCTCATTACACCCATCAACTACTTCCTCGAATTGTTTCCAACCCGCAAGTTGATTATATGAAATTAGATTGTGCATCATAACCTCCACGCACATAGATCAAATAATAAAAAAATTTCAGATCATTTGGTTTACCCCATCATTCTATCGTATATAGTGTGAATTTCAAAACATTTCGTGTTTTTAATGAAGTTATATGTGTTTTTAACTTAACTCAAAATCTCTTAACTTTTAATCACGCTGACGCCAATCGTCAGATTTATCTTGCTTAAACCAATCGTGAATATCATCAGCACCATTAAACCCCGTTTTGTAATTGGATGGGTCGGGGTCTCCTAATCCCATCCTATTCATAAAATCATCCATACTACCCTCCTCAATATCATGAGCAGCATGACGACGGGCTTTGTTTAACATTTCTCTGGCAGAAGTATTTGCCTTCGCAAGTTTTTCTGCCCATATCATATCTTCTAGTTTGACTTCCTGCTTATTTGCGATGCATTTACAAATAAACTCTAACCGAAGTCTGTATTGGGTGGAAAGCATATTATTCTTCCGAGAGATGGTGCTCTAGTTGATTGATTCTATTGAACTCCTGATAAGCAACTTCAGATCTTACATGAAGTATATGCCTAATATCATTCATTATAGAAGTAGGTTCTATGCCATCATCTAGATATTTATCTATCGATTCCTTAAGATAACGATATCTATGCCATTCAGGTGAATAAGGTATGTATCCCATAATTAAAAGTGTCCATGATACTAATGGTATTTAGATCATTCTACTAAATCCTTTCACTTTGTCAAATCGAATTACTTCTCCAAACTTATCTTCCAATCCTGTCTTATGAGAGATGACAAATATATTAGCGTCTTTGATGACAAAGCGAATAATTTTGAGAAACTCATCTGTTCCAAATCCATCTAAAGATGAGTCAAAAACTTCATCCATAATAAGAAGGTTTGTATTTACAGAATTCTTCAATCTGGCAACTTCCCGCCAAGTAAAAAGTAGCGCAAGATCAATACGCATCTTTTCACCTTCGCTGAATGAAGAATATGAAAAATCCTCATGAATAGGAGATTTTATAGTTTCATTGAACTCTTCATCAAGATAAAAGTTGATGTAAAAATCCATCAACTGCAAATATCGATTAACCTGTTGATTAATGAAGGGCAAATACTTTTTAATGATTTTAGTCTTGACTCCATCATCTTTAAGGAGGGAATAAGAGAATTCATAGTTTAGCATTTGCTCCTTCTTATTACTCAGGTCTTCAAACGTTTTTTGAAGACCTTCTTGAAACTCATCTAATTTCTCATGTTCAGTATTTCGGTTTTGTAACTGATTGGTAATAGTTTGAATTTCATGTTCAAGATCTCTGATTTGTCTCTGATTGAAACTAATCCGAGTATTGTTTTGAGAAATGCCATTATTGAGTTCAGTAATCTCCTTTGAAAGTGCAATGAATTGACGCTCTCTCTCCTTTTCAACTTTAATTGCTTCTTCAAGTTCTTTGTATCCTTGTTGAAGATCCTTTGCTTTATTTTGAGCGTCTGTAATTCTATTTAATCGAAACTCTTCTTCTATATCCTGAGTGCATGTAGGGCATACCGAATTTTCGGTAAAAAACATGTGTTCTTTGGTAATTGTACCTACCTTTTGAGACAATTTACCTTTGAGATTGTTTAGTTTTACTAACTTATCACCTGCACCAATAACTTCTTCCTGTTCCTTTGTGAGACTATGAATAGTCTCTTCTGTTCCTGTATTCTCCTCAATATAAATGCCAACTTCTCCATCTAACTTGGCAATCTTTTCTTTGTTGGCATTTATATTGGCATTCCCGCGATTCTCAAGTTCTTCAATAAAGTCTTTCTGCATCTTGACTTTATCTTTTAAGTTTTCTTTCTTCAAATCAAGTGACTTAATCTGCTCCTTAAGATTTCTCATCTTATCCTTGAGCAAATTATTCATTGCAGAGAATATGCGAATATCCAAAAGATCTTCAATAACCTCTCGACGATTTGCGCTATTCAACTGCATGAAGGGAACAAAATTACTACTACCTAAAATTACAATCTGAGTAAATGATTTGTAGTTTACTTTTAGAATGTTCTCTTCAAGAATGCGTTGATTAGCACGGTCATCTGCCTCTTTATGAAGAGCAACTCCGTTGACTTCAATATCAAACACATTTGGTTTGATTCCACGACGAACTAAGTATTCCTTATTGTTTACACTAAACTCAATTTCTACAAGACAATCTCTTTCATTTGTCGTATTAACAAGTTGAGGTTTGTTAATCTTACGGAATGGTTTATTAAATAAAACAAAAGTGAGGGCATCTAGCATAGTAGACTTGCCCGCACCATTTGTTCCAATGATTAAGTTTGTAGCACTCTTTTGAAAATCAATCTCCGTCCAGTGATTTCCAGTTGAGATAAAATTTCTCCATTTAATCTTCTTGAAG